GTTCGCGGCCCCAGGCCCATCAAAGAGATAGATATTGTCCTCCAGGCTCGAATAGAAATTCGATCCTAGGAAGATTGCCTGTCCAACTCCGGAGAGGGATAGGGCGCGGCTTCGAGTGCCGCCAAATCCAGACCCCAACCAGACGCTATCGTTCAGGCTATTGAGAGCCAGCGCGGTCCCGTAGCAGTCATTGACTGTAACGCGCTGGCCGCCGATGCTGCCGGAAGCGCCGGGCCTGTTGCCGATACCGTTGCCCTGCATGCGGATGATCTGCACGTCATCGAGATAGATGCCGGCATAGAGCGGGTTCGTCTCGGCTACGTCGAGATAAACGCCGTGAGCCACGCCCCTTCCCGCCTCGCCGTCGCGGCTTTGTCCCTGGATGCGGAACTGCGAGAGCTTCACGCGAGGGGATGGGTAGCCATCCGCGACGTAATCGTATCCGGAGCGGGAGATGGCAAAACGGAATGCGGGCTGCGTGGCATCGCCAAGAAGGAAGAACTGCGCGCTTTCCCGGCCATGGCCGCGAATGCCAATTGCCCGATCCACCGTGACCCCCCGGAAGCGGTAAACCCCTCCGGGCGCCACGATCTCACAGCGCGCACGGCCCCACGACGTGAAGCCCTTGACAGCATCAAACGCCGCCTGGATCTGCGCTGTCTCATCGGCGGAATCATTTCCGAGGGCGCCGAACTTCCGGACGTTGATCGAATCATTGATCTCATCGCTCAGGTATCGTGTGACCGCGCCGGATAAGCCTGCTGTGACCTCCATTTGCGTGGCGCCGACACGGATCTTCCCAGCCACCAATGCTGCGGATGCCGGCTGCTGGCTCGTATCTGCGACCGAGAGGTTGGGCGCCATGGCGCCGCTCAGGTCCGTCTTGGCCCTCAGAATGTTGGCGCCATCACAGACTGCGAGGTCTGTTGTGCCGCGCGCCACAGTGATGCCGCCGCCGCCGCCCAGCGCCTTGAATGTGAGGGCGCCGGCTCCGGTCGTATTGTTGATGAGGGTGTAGCTGCGCGGCTGAGTAACCGGCACCAATATTGTGCGGTCCCCGATCATCTCGCCGCTGAAAACGAAGGTCGCGTAGGCGGCCTCATCGGCCGTCAGAGTGATGTTCGTTGTCGCCCCACCCACATTTCGGAGCGAGATGTCCATGCCCAGCGCACGCTTGAGCGCTTCCATCGTCGCGATAGCGGAGTCCGCGATGGTCCGGCCGCGCGTTGGAGCTGTGGGCTGTCCGGTCAGCACAGGGCTGTTCGTATTGGCCTTGCTGGAGAGCACCGTCTGCGCGGCAGCCTGAGCCTCTGGCGCTGCGCGATCAGCCTGAGCTTTTGCGCGGTCAGCTTCGGTCGTCGCGGCAGACGACGCGCCCGCAGCGGCAGCGCGCGCTTCCTCGGCTGCCTGTGCCTTGGCTTCGGCATCCCGACGTGCGGCCTCGGCCGCCTCTGCCTTAGCAATCGCATCCAGCCGGGCCGTCTCAGCATCCGCTGCGCGCTGGTCCGCGAGCGCACGCGCCGCCTCGGCCGCCTGGCGCTCAGCGATGGAGATATCCGCCGCGCCCAGCGCGATGCCCTTGCTCAGCGCAGCATCGGTGGCAGAGGCCTCGGCCTGCTGCACCAGCGGCTGAACAGCCTCGGTGCCGGCGGTAGCCCCAGCCTCGCGCGCGGCCTCGGTGGCCACGCTGCGGGCCACAGGGATGGCTGCGGAGGCGCCGGCAGCGGCGCCGGCCATCTGGAGCGCGCCAAAGGCCTCGGTCGGCACGCCCTGCGGAAGGCCAGCCGCGTCGGCCACGTCGAAATCAATGCGGTCCGTCTCGGCGCTCGGCGATGCGATGCTGCCGACCACGGTCCAGGTCCCCGGTGCCATCGGCACTACGTCAACCGCGAAAGTGCCGGAGCTGACAGGGATCACATCGAGCGGCTGGCCGGGGCTGTCGCTCCCTTCTGTGTTCGGGAGCCAGGCGAGCGCCGCCGCGCCGGCATAGTCCACGGGCAGCCCGGTTGTCCGGTCGGTCACGTCGAAATAGACGCGGACCGCGCTGCCGAGGGTGCCGCGCTGCCGGCGTGTAGTAGGATACGGCCCGATGCGCGCGCGCAGTCGCACGTCTGCCGCGACTGTGTCGGACATGAGAAACCTCCGGATTTTAGGGAGGGCCGAAGCCCGGTCAGTCAGATCGCCGCAGCAGCCCGGAACAGGTCATCGACCTGCTCTTCCGTCAGCGGCGGGTCCAGGCGGGCCGCGATGCCGAGCAGGAGCGGATGGGACCGCTCAAAGACGGATGCGTGCTGCCACTCGATCTGCACGGCGCGGTCGGCCTCCGCGACAGCCGCCTCCACGTCATCGAGCAGGCCCGCTTGCAGGAGGGCAAGGAGAGCCTGGCGCCGGGTGATAGATTGCGGCACAGCCGGCGGCGATTCGCGATCCGCCTCCATCTGCGCGATGTCCTCAGGCGACATCGGCACCATCTCGCCGTCGACCCACTTCATCGTGTCGCTCATGCCAGAGCCCCCAGGAGACGGAACCGGCCGGCGGTCACGTTCTGACCGGAGAAGCCGATGATCAACTGCGTGGCGCGCACCGAGTACGGGACGACGAAGGCGCCCGACATGCGGACGATGCGGCCCGTCGCTGCGCGCAGTGCCGCGGACTCCCACGTCCCCATCATCTGCGCGTTGGCGATGTTGTAGAACTCCATCACGCCGAACGTGCCGCCGCCGGTGTTGTCTGTGAGCGGAATGGAGGTGTTGTTGCTCGCGGGAGGCCCGGTGAAGCTCTCCTGCGACCCGCCGACGCTGTAGCCGCTCAGGTAGTCGTTCGGCCCCACGAGCGGGCCACCGCCGTGATTGACCCGGGCGTACATTGCGCTGTTGCCCGCTGGCGCCGTGTCCTGCCACTCAAAGCGGAAGCGGTTGAACTCTACGGGCAGGGAGAAGACGTAGGACGCGACTGTGCCCGTGGAAACCACTTTCTGGATCGTGTTCCACGCCACCTCGTAGGGCATCTGGTCCATTGGCAGCCGGCCAGTCGTGCTCAGGACAGGCGTGCGCTGCGCTGACAGCGTGTTGAACACCCGCACCGTGCCGCTGAAGTTCAAGCGCGCAGTGGTCCCTGCGGAGTTCTCCTCCACTGTCGTCCGCGTCAGGGTTGCCGGTGGCCCAGCAGCCACCTTCCCAACTCCGATTTCCCATGTAGTGCCCGAGGCGATCTCGTAGCCGCACTCCGCTCCGTCACCGAAGGCCGAAAGGAACGACCGCCGCCCCGGCACGGCGCCGAGCAACGTCACAACCGCATTCGTGCCTGGCGAGTTTGCCGTTTCCTCAACCCGATTCCGCAGCATTCACAGGCGCTCCACGAAACGGGCTCGCCATGTCCGGCGCAGCCCCGTGTGATTGGTGAACCCTACGCCGCCCTGTGGCAGCATCCGGCCAAACACGGCGTCCCGGCCAACATTGGCCAGCGGGCCGCTGTCAAAGGGCAAGAAGAGGACGTTCTGCCCGCGCTCGGAGGCCTGCATCGCCTCCGCGATCTCAGGATAGACCTCGGCGCCTGGCACAGAGGGGAAGGCCACATCCCAGGCCCGGCGCGCGAACCTGGGCACGATGAACTCCTGACCGCCGCGAGTGAGTGTCACATCCTGCGTCGCCTCACGCATCCAGGCGCTCTGGTAGGACAGCCCGCCCGCTCTGTACGCCGGCCCCGCGTAGAGCAGGGCAACGGAGAGGAAGCCGTCAGCGTTGGAGGCGTTCAGGATCGAGACGCGGCACATCTGCCCTGCCACCACCTGCGGCGCGAGGTGGATGCTCTGCCCGTAGCCGGCCTGCACCGTCCCCGAGAGATCGCCGCTGTCGTAGGCAAGCGGCTCGATGCCGTTGAGAGCCGCCTGCGATCCTACCCGCCAGCGCACCACAGCCGCCGGGCTGAGGTTCGTTCGCGCCAGCGCGAAGAGTTGCCATGTCGCCGCCGCGCTGCCTGTGTCGATCGTGACGTTGGCGCCGGTCGTGCCCGGCGTCGTCTGCCAAGCGTTGGCCGTGTCCCCGTGCGGGTTCTGCAAGTTCTGCGCCGGCAGGCTGGCGACCTGATTGTTGGCCGTCAGCGAGGCCGCCAGCGCCCTGTTCTGGTGTCCGATCCAGGCCGGCACTAGACGAGCACCTGCACAACGATTGTCCCGTCGTTGCCGCGCATCTGGTCGCCGACGATCTGGCCGACCTGCCCGTCGTGCAGGTTGCCGAAGGGGTAGGAGAGGCGCACGATGTCTCCCAGGTCCAGTTTCATGCCCACCTCCACCGGCAGTGTCGCGTCGTAGAGCCGCCGCTTGAGCGACCACAGGTCTGCCGTCGCTGTGGCCAGCGCCTCCGCGTCCGTCTTGCTCATCAGTGCCGTCACCAGCGGCTCGGGGTCGCTCGGCGTGGCGTAGGCAGCCTGTGCGGACGGGCTGAGCGCCACGCCGTACTGCCACTCCTGCCGCAGCGCGCGGCGGCGCTCGTCCGTCAGCGCCTCGCTGGCCGCGGAGCCCAGCAGCCTGTGGTTCCGCGCATAGCCCACCCGCCAGCGGAAGGCCGGAGGGTCGAGCGGCGCCGGCAAGACATTCGGCCGCAGGTCGCGGATCTGCGCGGGTCCGAGGGCCGCCTTGATTGCCGCCCCGGCTGCGACAGCTCGCAGCGGCAGCGCCCGCAGCCGCCCGCCCCGCGGCGGGACGAGCTTGGCACCGAGGCCGCGGAGGAACACCGAAACCGCCTGCGCCCCGGTGGACTGGTCGCCGCTCGGCCAGTACCAGCCGGAGACGCGCCCCGCTGGCAGGGCGGCAAAACTGGCCACGTCCACCAGGTCGGCGGCGAGGCCCATGTCCTCCGTCAGGATGTAGCGAGCGATGTCGCGCGCTGCCGGCTGCCCCCCGGCGGCCGGGAAGAAGCCGATCACGTCCGCCGTCACCGTGCCCACCGCCGGGCTGCCAAGCTGGAACAGGCCGCGCGCGTTGTCGACGCGAAAAGTCCCGGCCGGCGTCGTGCCAGAGTAGAGGTCGCCCACCTCGCCCGAGAAGCTGAAAGGAAGCCCGTTTTCGTAGACCGCCGTCACCGACCCCGGCCCGTCGTTGATCTGGTAGATACGGTTCACGGCGTCCACCAGCACCGGCGCCGCCTGCTGGATCGGCGTCGCCGATGTGCCTCCGCGCGCACGGGGCTTGGTCTGCCCGGCCAGGGAGGCGTCGCCGTCGAGCCCGCCCGTGCCGCCGTAGACGTTGCGCTGGTACTGCTGCTGGAGCCAGTAGCTGGCATCCCGCAGCGGGATCTCCAACGCCGTCTCGGACAGCCGCCAGCCCTGCGCCAAGCCTCGGAACAGGTCCACCAGCGCCGAGGACGGCGGGTCGAGCCAGAGCCGCCGGGTCGCGTCGAAGATCCGCTGCCCGTAGGCCAGGCGCACCGGCCGCGCGTCCGGCGAGAAGGCGCCCGCCACTTGGTCCCAGCGCCCATCGGCGTTGATCAGGCGAATGCTGCCCACGCTGACGCTCGCGGCCGTGGCCGAGGGCGCCAGCGTGATCAGCCGGTCGAGGTCCACCGTCCGCTCCAGCACTGGCGGGTAAACCGTCACCGTGCCCGCCGCGTACTCGGTGCGGTAACCGCTGTCCGAAGCCCGGAATACGGCCGTCGCCGCCTCTTCGAAGGGAAGCTGCGGCGGGGCGGCCCAGGCGTCGGTCGCCCAGGCGTAGGTGCTCTCGCCCGTGATCTCTCCCGGGCGGAAGGCATTCACCTCGGCCGTGTAGAAGCTCGCGCTCATGCCGCCTGCCTCAAATTGGCTTGTGCCTGTTCACGCCGCAGCGCCGCGACCTCGGCCTGCACCTGGGCCAGCGCATTGACCAGCGTTACCGTCTGGTCCTGCACGATCTCCGCCTGGAAGCTCGCCGTCAGCGTGTCGGCGCCGACATTCCCGATGGCTCCCAGCCCGTTCTGGACGCGGTTGAAGGCGTCCACGTAGCCGCCCGTGGAGCCGTAGAGGTCCCGCGCCAGCGACAGGTACTCCTGGCTCGCGCCCTGGTACTGCCGCAGGCTCGCCGCATCCCCGCCCATGGCGCTCTGGAAAATGCTGTCGAAGTTCCGCTGCGCCGACCCGAAGCGGTCCTGCAGCGAGTAAGGCGACATATCCCCCGCGCCGAGCGAGCGAGCATAATCGGCCAGCGACTGCACCACCCCCGCGGCTTGCTGCGACGCCCGCAGCCGGTCGTTCGCCGCCTGCTGTTCCGCTGCCACCGCCTCCTGGCCGAACTGGCGGATGATCGCCAGTCGCTCCTGAGCCTGCACGTTTTCGAAGTACCGCGTGCGGTCTGCGATCTCGGAATCCGTGTAGCCCTGGCTTTGCAGACCCTCCACCAGCGACCGCCACTCGCGGTCGGTCGCGGCGTTGAACTCCATCAACGCCGCGTCCTGATCCATACCGGCGGCACGGCGGAAGCGGACGTCGAAGCCGGTGAACATGTCGCGGTCGTTCGCCGCGCGCGCCTCGTAGAGCTTGGTCACGGCCTCGGCCTGCCGCTGGGACAGGACGTTGACCTCCAATCCCAGCGTCCGCGCTTTGGCAATCGCCTCGTCGAACGGCGCCCGCGTTGCCGCCACAGCCGCCGCGAATTGGTCGGCAACGGTGGCCACCCGCTGCATCGGCTCGTAGATGTTCCGCAGCCAGCCGAGGTTCTCCAGCGTGCGCTGGAGGTCCCCGCCCGAGGCATCCACCACTGTGCTGACGTTTTCGCTGAAAGCGGCGCGCATTGATGTCAGGATCTGCGAGGTGGCCGCTTGGATCAGCGCCTGGCTACCGGCCTCGTCGCGCGAGAACTGCTGCTTGGCCCCCGCGTCGCGCAGGTAGATTCCATCGCGGTCACCTACGCCCACCGTAAACGCATAGGGCGTTTGGCCGACACCCGTCGCCGCGCGCAACGAGGCTGCGATGTCGCTGATGCTGCTGGCGATCCCCTGCGCCGCGTCCCGGTTCTCGGCGCTGAACTTTCCGCCGGTCTGCCCGGCGATGGAGAGGCCCCCGCTCAGCAGGTCGACGGTCGCGTTGCCCTCGCGGTTGCTGGGCTTTTGGCCGGGCAGGAACTGCGAGGCGATGGCCAGCACGGCTGCGGCGGCCAGGCCGTAGGGGCCAAGCGCCGCGAGCGCACCGCTGGCGCCCCCGAGCATGCCGCCCACGGCCCCACCCGCCGATGCCAGCGTGCCGAGGCCGCCGACGACGCCGGCCGCGCCGCCGGCGCCCTGAGCCCAGCCCCGCGCGCCGCCGGTCTGAACACCACTGTAAATGCCATACAGGCCGCCCGCCACGCCGAGCGCGCCCATGGCGGTGCCGGAAGCGCTGCCGAAGAAGGCGCCGCCGCCAGGAGTGGCCGGCATGGAGGCGGAGAGCGCGTCGATCTGCGCCGTCGTGATCGGCGTGCCGGCCGCCCCTGCGAAGCCCAGCGTGGAGGGTGCCGCGACATTTGTGGAAGCGAAGAGGCTCGGCGCATAGCTCGCTGCCGTGGCGTCCAGCCAGTTGGCCGCGCCCGAGAAGTAGCTTCCACCACCGCCGAACGAGGTCAGCCCGCCGCCGGCGTTGCGGACCAGGCTAGTGTAGTCAACGCCGCCAGGCGCGTTGTTGATGGCCGACATGGCTAGAGCGTTGGACGCTCCTCCCATCCCGCCCATCATGCCACCAACAATCGGCGCCACGATAGGGCGGATCACAGCCTCGGCAGCGATCCGAGCCCCGAGTGAAGCCGCCGTGCGCCGCATGTTCTGCCACATGCGGCCCCAGGACAGCTCCGTCTCCGCGAACATGTCGGCGAAGCTGTCCGCCGTGTAGCGGACGATGTCGTCGGTGGTCCTGGCTTCTTCGTTTTGGCGCCGCTCCAAGGCGGCCTCGTAGTCGCGCTCGGATTTCTCCCGAGCGCGGGCACCCTTTTGTTCGGCCTGCTCCTGTTCGCGGGCGGCCTTGGCGCGCCATTCATCGAGGCGCCGCTGGACATTGGCGTCGCGGCTGAACACGCCGCCGTCCATGTCCTGGACTTCGACCATGTTGCGGGCAACGGCCTTGACCGTCTCGCCCAGCTTCTGGATCGCCTCGTCGCGCTCCCTGACGGCCAGTGTAGCCAGACGCTCGCCCTCAGCGGCAGAGAGAGTTCCTTCACGGACTTGCAGATTGATCTGGTTGATCCGCTCGGCGTACTGCTGCTGGGCCGCGAAACGGCGATCCAGGCTGGCGCGGAGGGCGTTTGTGCCGAAGGGATCGGCGGAAGTGGGGCCAAACTCCTCAGCGCCTTGAAGCCCGGCTTTATCCAGACGGAGAAGGCCCTGGCGAAGCTGCTCCGCCTCGCGATCCGCCGCCGCGAGTTGGCTGCGAAGCTCACGCACCCGGATAATCGCCTCGGCCTCGCGGGCGCGGTCGGCGTTGCTCTCAGCGCGATACAGATTGCCGGATGGGCGGGCGATGTCGCTGAGATATTGCTCCTCTTCAGCAAGTCGCCGCGCCAGCTCCGCCCGACCGCCGCCGACTTCTGCGAGGCGAGATTCGTTGCGGCTGCGAAGCTCAGCCCGCTGCATATTGGCGAGGTTCGCCGCCCGCTGCCCGGCCGTCAGAAACAGGTCGTTGATCTCGCGCAACACGCGCGCAGTGTCCGCGCCGCTCTTGGCCATGGCGTCGAGGGCTTCCTGCCCCTTGCTCTTGGCCTGCTCCGCATTGTTGGCCGTCAGCAGGAAGTTGGCCGCGATCGTCCCGACAGTCAGGATAACACCGGCCACCGCACCAGCCGGGCCGAACATACCGAGGAACTGCGAGCCCTGCTGCGAGAGAGCGACCAAAGCATTGGTTCCGCCCTGGATCTGCACGGCTAGGTCGCCGGCTTGGTACCCGCCCTGCTGGATGATTTGATTGAAGCGCCCCATGCTGCCAGAGGCGGTCTCAACCGTGCGGTTTTGCTGATCCAGCTTGGCTTGTGCGGCGCCTAGGGCCTGCGTGTAGCGGTCCTGGCTGATGACGCCGGCGTCGAAAGCTTGGCGTGCCAGAAGGCTGCTCTGCTCGAACTGGCGCTGAGCCGCCGCCGCAGTCCCAAGACGGGCCTCCAACTGGCTGAAGGCGGCCTCCATTTGAGGGACGCCATCAATCCCAATCTTGATGCCGAGATCGCCAGCGGTGCCGGACATGAGGCCTCCAATGTTACAGCCCCGCAATTCACGCCGAATATGTTATCCTGGCGTGTATAAGGGAGATGGATATGCGCTTATTGGTAGCCGCAGTGACGATCTTGGCCCTGGGGGCGCAACCGGCTCTGGCCGTCGAATGTGACCGGATCGCAGAGGGCGCTGGCGCGTCCGCAAATCTAGCGGCGGTTCTGATGAAGAGCCGTTCTCTGGACGTTCAGGCCGCCATGGACATCAAAGCCGACATTGAGAAGAGCGTAGTTTGGCTGATGCGGGGGCGCTGCGGCATTCCTCAGGAGGTGTCCGAAGGGCTCTCATACCTCCAAAACTACATAGCCTCCAACGGAAAGACGGTCCCCGAGTAGCCGCCAGCGCGTGCCAGCGTCTAATCACCCCGCGCCTTTCGGGCCTCGGCTTCTGCCGCGTCCAGGACGCCAAATGACCGCATCAGCCATGCCGGCTGGTCGTTGATGCCGCCGGCCGCAGGGAGGTGAGACAAGCCGCCCATGCCGCCCTGACAGCGGAACCAAAGCCGCACGACATGGTAGATGGCCTGAGGGATGTAAAAGCGCGGGTTGGACTTCCACAATCTCCCGCCCGCCTCCCAATATCCCCCCTCCGGAGGCCTGACGCAGTCGGGAAAGGCGCCTTCTGCTGACCGCATCACGGTCAGCGCGCCCCTCAGTTTTTTTCCACTTCCTTCGTCGGCTGCATCAACCCGTAAGCCGCCCGGCCCACCGCCGCAACGTCGCCTGCGGGCAGATGCGTCACGATGAAGTCGGCGTCGATCTTCTCCGGCACCGCAGGAAGGCCCTTGCCCTCCCAACTGACCAAGCACAGCAGAACCAGGCGGATGTGCTCCTCGCGATCCAGCTTCGTGCCCAGCGCCCGCAGTTCCGCCAGATCCTTGTCGTCGCGGATGTACCACTCGGCCCGCTGGCGATCGGCCTCAGACTTCATCATGCGCTGGCGAGCCGCGGAGATCTCCGCATTGACCTCCTTCAGGACCTCGCGGTCCGTCTCTCCGATGGGAGCGCGAACCTGGGCATCCTGGAAGGCGATCTGGGCGGCCTCGTGCTCGTCGATGGCCTGCACGAGATCTTCCTTGCCGGCCCGCTTCAGGGCCTCTCGGACCTCGTGGTTGATCACTGCGGTGGTCGGACGCAGGCACATCGAGGCCGCATCGCTGATTGCGCCGGCTTCTTCGAAGCTCGGCGCCCGCAGCGTGTATTTCCGGCCGCCGAGGTTCTTTGTGACGCGGAAACCCGCGCCGGTCACGATGTCCATGCGATCCTCAGAAGACAGAGATGAACATGCCCTGGCCGGGCACGTCGGGCATAAGGGTCAGGCTGTCCACGCCCATGTCGCCGCGGTTGGCGTCATCATAGGCGGTAATGCGCAGCGAGGGGTTCGTCACCGCGATCCGGTTTCCAGGGACCGATCCCATGATGCCGGCGAAGGGCATCGAGGTTCCCACGCGGAACTTGCCGAAGCGGCCGGCGCTGTTCGTAGTGGAGGAGAACGGGTCGATGGTGACCGAGGAGTTGGCCGAGGTGATCTCGGGCGCATCATAGCCCTCGGGCGCCTCCGGGTTCTCGGGGTCGAAAAGCGAATTATTGCCCGCGAAGGTGTAGCGGGCGCAGCGGGCCAGCACGCGGTCGAGGCGCGAGAGGCCGTTGGCCCAGATCGGCGCCTGCGGCCGCGACACCGTGTTCCATCCGGTCGGCAGCGGCACGGCCTCGTAGGCGGCGAGGAGCTGACCGCGCATCGTGAAGGTGATGAAGCCCGGCTGGCCGGCCGTCATCTCCAGCGCCACGGAGCCCTTGCAGCCGACGAAGCGCCAGCGCTGCCCGCCGCGATACATGTAGATCGTGACCGGGCGGATCAGGTCCTCATTGTCGGTCAGCCGGTAGAGGTAGTTGATCGGCACCTGCGCGAGCGTCGCGGTGCTGAGCGCCGGATCAAAGCGCATCGGCAGCGTCGCCACCCGGCCCGCCGAATAGTCGAGGATCGTGGTCAACTGCGGCCCGGTCGGATTGCCGGTGAGGATCACGGGCATGCCGCGATAGGCCTGGGCGGTGGCCGCGAAGGGCGTTGCCATCGTCGCCGAGATTTCGGTGCCTGCCGTGGCGGCCGTGGGCGCGCCGACCTGGGCGGACTGCACGACCTCTTCCCAGCGGCACGCCTTCATCAGCTTGCCCCACTCGGGCGCGGTCGCGGCGGCGCCCGAACCCCGCAAGGGGATGCGCAGCGTGATCTGCGGCCGGATGCCGGTCGGGATCGGCGCATTGCGGTCGAAGCTGCCCGTCAGCGTCGGATCTTCCACCGACTGCTGTGGCAGGCTGAAAGATGCCTCGGCGCCAATGAAGGCATTCAGCGGCGGGCTGCCTCCAAAGGCATCCACGCCGGCCGTGGTCTCGGTCTGCACCGCGACGGCAGACAGCCGGATACGGGTGGTGTCGGCCATGCGCCGCCCTCCATGATGCTGGAATCAGAAAGGGCGCCCTGCGGCGCCCTCTGGGTCAGTCCTTGGCCTTGCCGGCCGGTTTCTCGTCCGGGTCTTTCGCCCGGCCATCCTTGATCAGGGCATCTGCCTGATCCCTGGGCATCTCGACGATCTGGCCCGGAGCAATCGGCACGCCGACCTCCCGGTCGATCTGCTTGGTGGCCAGGATTCGGCGCAGCGGCGGCAGGTCGGTGGTGGCGACAAGCGCCTCTGCCGGCTGATCGGCCGCAGCGGGCGTGGCCGCCTGCTTCTCGGTCATGGGGTTCTCCTAGATCTCGACGAAGGCCTGGCCGCGGGTGGTCCAGACCTCGAAAACGAATTCCTGGCTGAAGCGGATGGTCCGCTTCTCGCTGCTCGCCACACCCAGGCGGTCGAGGTCGAAGGCGGCATCAAAGGGCCAGATTTCCAGGGTCTGGGTGGCCAGTGGAACCTGGATGGCCTCCTCGCTCGGCATCATCGCCTCGATCACCCGGGCGTGCAGCGCGTTCATGGCCGCGTCCAGCGTGTCGCGGGCCTCGGCGTTGTCGATCTCGACATAGCCCTCGACGGTCCAGGAGAGGCGGTAGCTGGCCTCGCCAACGGCCGGCGCATCGCCGGATGTGTGCGGGCCGTCAAAGCAACGCAGGAGGGGGAGGAAGTCGTCGGATGCCACCTCAGTGGTCGGGTTCCGCACGATCTCCCGCGCCATCGTCATTTCCGGAAACGCGGCCTGAAGGCGGGCGTGGAGCGCGGCGAAGATCGCCTCGCGGAAGGGAATGCGCGCCATGGGTCAGTCCTGCCGCAGGAGGCCGAGAATGAAACTGGCGCCGCGCACGTCCTGCTCCACGGTTTCGACCCGGTAGCCTCTCTCATGGCCAACCCCCAACAGGTCGCCCTTGGCGGGCCGGCCAGGCGCGATGGCGGCGGCGGCAATCGTCGCCTCGACCCGGATCGTCGCCTTGCCCGGCGAGCCGAAGCCAAGTCTGCCCTGGTTGTCCTCCGGCGCACTGATGATCAGCCGGACCGGGAATGGCGGGCCGCCCTGCTTGAATTGGTAGAGGGCATCGACGCCGAGGTCGGAGGCGGCCAGGTCTCTGCGCGCCATCGCGAAAGGGTCCATGGCCGCCACCTCGTCAGAACTTCTTCGCGCGGAGCAGGAGCTCCGGCATCGTGCAGTAGTGCAGCGGGTAGCTGTAGATTTCAGGCTGGAACCAGAAGCCTCGCTCGCGATCCCGCACGATGATGCTGTAGATGTCCTCGCCAGGGGTGTTGACGAACTCCTCGGCTTCGAAGGGCGAGTAGACCACGCCGAACACGCCAGGGGCGCCAACAGGGAAGAAACGGGCCTGATCGGTGTTGATGGCGACCGTGGAGCCATCATCGGTCCCGCGATAGTTCACCCAGGTGATGCCGCCAAAGTCCAGGGTGGCGAAGGCGGTGTTCTCACGCAGGCGGGCACCTTCCTGATAGCGATAGGTGTCCACCACCTTCGGGTGGGCCACCAGGGCATCGAAGAAGTTGTCCCCGGCGAGGGCGTAGATGCGCGTACTGGGCAGGATGGCGCCCATGGCCTTGGTCCGCATCTGGCGAACCACGGCGACGCACTTGCCGCGCACGTCTGTGTTGACGTCATCCAATTCGAAATCGATCAGAGCCGGCTCGGCCACCCCGAAGCGGGCGTAGAAATCCGCCAGGACGGTAGTGCCGTCAGCGTCCACCAACTTGCCCTGGATGGCGCCCAGGCGGTGGAATTCGTGGGTCAGCTCCATATCCTGACGTTGGGACGCCTGGATGCGGGTGATCTCGTCCTGGACGGCCACGAACTCGTCCGGGTTCTCGAAGGAGCGCAGGTTCTGCAGCTCGTGGGCCTGCTTTCGTTGGCGCTTCGCCAGGCGGGGCGTGCGCAGATAGACCTCAGTGCCCTGGTCGCTCTGGCCGATCACCGGATCGCCGCCGCGCTCAGTGGTGGGGATCAGGCTGATCTTGCCGTTCATGCGGCGGAGCGCCACCCGGTCGGTGCGGACGCGGTCCACCTCGAAGAGGTTCAGGCTGCCGAGGTACTGCGGTTGGTACGGCAGGCGCCGGGCCGCCCGCGTCAGCGGGATCGGCTTGAAGGCGTCGTTGTCGAGGATGTCGAGAGAGGGCATCGCTTGGTGTCCTTCAGCGAACCACGATGCCCAGCGCCGCCAGGGCAGCGATGGCCGTGTTCTTCTGCGTGTTGGTGATCCCGCTGGCCCAGGTCAGGGCCCTACCATCGGCCTCGAAGTCGCGGGCCAGGACGACCACGCGCTTGTCCTCCGCGGTGGCATCCGCATCGTCAAACAGGATGCCCATGGCATTCTGGCTGCCGTCCGTGGCGCCCGGCGTGTGCGCGGTCAGCTTGCCTCCGGTGGTGACACGACCGAGCACCGCTCCGGCGACCAGCTTATTGCCGGCGGCCAAGGTCTCGTGCTGACGCGAGCGCCAGAAGTTCGCCTCGCCAGCGATGAAGTGGCCGGCACCGCGGCCATAAGGAACAGCGACCATGGATCAGGCCCCCTTCTGCGTGCCGCACACGCGGTTGATGGATGCGCTCCAGCCGTGCGGATCGGCCGGGTTGGTGCCGCGGGTCGCCTTGGCCGTGCCGGGTACGCCGTGGCTCGCCGTGAGCGGCTCCTGCTCTTGAGCGGAAGCGCGCCCACGGAGCAGAGCCTCGGAAACTTCGCCGCGGGTCTTGCCGGCCCGGATGAAGCCCGCCGCGTCCTGCGGACGGCCTGCCAGGGCGCAAAGCTCGACAATCCCGGCCACGTCCTCGACATTAAGGGTCAGGTTGGCAGAAGACGTCGTGGCAGCCAGAGGCGCGCCCTGTGTCTGCTCAGCCGCAGCGTCCGGCGCGGCCTGCTGGTTCTCGTCCATTGTGATTCCTTCGCTGGACATGCCGCGCGGATTCGATGCTCCGCGCCCTCTACCGGCAGAGGTGCCGGCATCTGCGCGCCGGGCGGCTTCCGCCACGGCGTCAACCAGGGTTCCGACGCGGTCGGCCAATCCGGCCTCCACAGCGGTTTCCCCGTAGAAACATCCGGCTTCCGTGGCCCGGACCTTCGCGTCAGGCATCCCGCGATTGGCGGCTACCAAGGCGGCGAAGATTCCGTAGCAGCGGGACACTTCGGCACTCAGATCGGCGCGGGCGCCATCGCTGAGGGGCTGATGGCTATTGCCATCCACTTTCTTTGCCCCCGCGAAAACGTACTCGTAGGTCAGGCCCTGCTGCTCATCCCGCCTGGATTGATCCAGGTGCAGCGCCACGACGCCCACTGAGCCAACGCCACCCGCGCGGGAGACGAAGACTGTCTCTGCGGCGGAGGCAATCGCGTAAGCGGCCGAGTAGGCGTAGCCATTCGCGACAGCCACGATAGGCTTCCGCCCCCGCATGCCGCGGATCGCTTCCGCCAACTCGAAGCAGCCGGCGCATTCTCCTCCCGGACTGTCCACGTCCAACACGACGGCTCGCACCGCGCTGTCCGACATGGCAAGGGACATGTCCCTGCTGATCGCGCTGTAAGATCGTAGGGGGGAGCTGCTGGCATCGAGTTGGCTTCGATTCACCAGCACGCCCACCACCGGGACAATGGCCACTCCGTCCGGCGTCACCGCATAGGGACGCCGGACCTGATTGGGTATCGTCTGCGCATCACGGTCAGCATCGTCGAAGGCCATGGGCTTGATGCCCATGCGATCCCCGATGCCGCCGATGATCGCCTGTAGCTTGGTCTCATGGACTAGCAGCGGCGCGCCGAAGATGCGCGCGGCGACATGCGCCAGATGAGGCATGGTCTACTCCTCTTCCGGCGGCGGTGTGCGTGCCGGCTCGTCCTCGTCGTCGGTCTCGGTTTGGGGCGTGACTGCCCCTTGGCCCACGGGCGCAATGCCGAGGCGCCGCCGCCTGGCTTGGTCGGCCGCGGTTCGTTGGTCGGTCTCTTCGGCGTCGTAGCCGTTGGCCTCCATCACGTCGGACGGTGACTTGAACAGCTTGTCCACCGCGAGCGCTTCGGCCTGCATTTCCTTGAGGGGGTCAGCCCAGGCCCAGGGTGGCGGCATCCAGCGCACCCGCCGGAATTTCGGCTTGGCGCGGGCGTAACCAGAAAGCGAGACGCCACGGACAGCATCAGCCAGCAGTGCTTGTGTAAGCCAAGCATGGATGACAGGCCGGCACATGCCGAAGACCATCACCGAATGCTGGTAGGCTTCTACCCGCCCCTTGGCGTCGACCAGAGCTGCGCGCAGGCTTGAGTAATTGGCTTTCGCCGTGTCTCCTGTCAGCGCGAAATAGGGCACTCCCAGTCCGGCTGCGATGGCCAGAAGCGTCCTATACTGGAAGGCCTCAAAGTTGCCGCCCACGTCGGCTGGCGAACTAAACTCCACCGACTCTCCGGGCCGAAGGACTGACATCGCGCCGGGCTCCAGAGATGCTACCGCGACATCATCGCCGTAGGGCACCGCAAGCGTCCCGAAACTCGGATCAACGCCGGCAACCGGGGCCTCTGCCTCCTCCGTCTCGGGGCGGGTGATGAACCCGGCATGGAGGGCGGCGGTCTTCTTCCGCTCCAGTTCTGCGTCGTCGTACTGGTCGAGAGTGAAAAGCTTGGCCACGACGTTGCTGAACCGGCTGAGGCCTCGGATCTGGCCGGCCTCAACTGGGTCCATCAGGTGAAGGACTTCGGTCGCAAGGACACGCGACTTCTGGCCGGCTCCGGCGCCCTGCTCGGTGCTGTCGGAGGGGTGCTGCCGATAGAAGTGATAGGCTACCCGGACGCCGATGCGGTCGAACTCGATGCCCTGTCGGACCACGTTGCCGTTCGGCAAGACCCGGCTGTCGTTGGCGTCCAGCATCTCTGAAGGCAGCATCTGAAGCTGTATCGGAATCGAAAGGCCATCCTCCGGCCTCCGGTAGCGAATGCGAAAGAACACCTCACCAGCAATGAACATCTCGCGGGCAGCGCGACGCTGGAGGCCGTAGAAGTCCGTCAGGCCTTCGGCGTCTGCCTCGTCCGTCCAGTCATCCCACGCTTGTCGCAGGGCTTTCTTCTGGGAGGCCGTCACGCCAGTCCAGGAGGGCGTGATGCCTGGTCCAACGACCCGGTTGCCCCACCAATCTGCGGCATTGATCGCGTAGGCGTTGTTTCGCGTCAGCCAGCGAGCCCGCTGGAGCACCGTGGCTCCGGCCGCGGCAATCAGCGTGTTCACGTGCGCAGGGCCGGGGCGGAAGTGCCGCAGGCGCCTTGCGGCGGCACCAGCCTCCAGACCGGGGGAGCCGTAACCCTGCCCTACGACAGGCGAGGACATCACCGCCGGGGGGCCGCTGGCTGCCTGCTCTACCCTCCGGAAAGGCCACCAGAAGGCCATCTCAGAGCCCCTTGGTGCTGGTGAAGTAGACCTGTCGGGTCCGCCGGGGGATCTGCCCCGATTGCCGGTAAAGGGCCGCGATATCGGCCCTCAGGTCGGCCACAACCTTTCGCTGCACCTCGGCATCCTGATATGTCAGCCCGGAGCCATCTGAATGCCGCACCTGCTGCAAGCCACTCTCCAAGCGCGCCTCTGCGGCTTGAAGCCGCTGGATCTTGTCGGCCAAGTCGGCCTTCACCTGCTCGGGGTTCAGGTTCGCCATGGTGGCCTCCAATCCAAGGCGCCGCAGAGCGGCCGTTTCAGTCCATCCAGCGGCTCCGCACCGCAGGGCGCAGAGTTTGTCGGGCCGGCATCAAGTGAGCGGGTATCGGCCGCCCTGGCTCGAAGGGGGGATGGCTCTCGGGGTCAGGCGCGGGGGCAGGATCCTCCGCCTTCCCCCCGCTTCCGGTGACGGCTGCCCGCAGGGCC